TTGGCTGCCTCCCATTTATTCATATTCTTTACATAGGTCATAGCCTCGCCTATATATCGTTTAGACTTATTTGGATTTTTAGGAAGTTCTGTTTCTTTTTCTGGTTTTATTTCTACCAGAATTGTGTTACCATTCTCAAAGGTAATCTTTAGATCCACAAAATATCTGTGCATCTTTTTATCAATATCCCAACGATATGGCACAACGGTTTCTTCGGAAGACCATTGCTTAACCTTCGAATTGTTTTCGCACCACATAAAGCATAGCTTCTCCCAATGAGATCTATAAGTTACTTTATCTGGATCACCTTTATATTTCTTAAGATTCTTTACTTTGTATCTACCGGAGTATGCCATGATTACGTTATAAATAGGATTATAAATTTATATTTATTAAGGAAAGAGCATGGTAGATATATTAAGTATTTTTAGTTCAGTATTTGGTACACCGGATTTACCATACAGTGTAGGGAGAACAACGGTTGATCCTTCAGACTATCGTTATCCAATAGATCAAAATTATCCAGCCTACATACAGTATAGAGCCAAGAAAGTTTTACCAGCTTCAATCAGAGCTTCTAATACTCTTATTAATGAATATAAAGCAACAGTACCCGAAAGACTAAATGGCGCCAGCTCAATCACCGGTGATCAAGGAGGTGCTAATATTGGACTTGGTGAAGTTTTAGCTTCTGAAAAAGATTTAAGTCAATACGAACAGCAATTATTAAACGCTGCCTATGATGCTGACAAAGCTGCGCAAGATGCTAGAAATGCAGGAACATCGCAACAAGGATTATTAGGATTTACTACAACTTATAGACCAGGCAAACCTATTAGATTATATTTCCCTCAATCAGTTCAGATACATGACAATATACAATACGATCAAGTTGGATTAGGTTTAGCAGGTGCAGCTGGACTAACTGCACTAAATAAAGGACAAGATATTTTAGAAGCAGTAAAAGCTGGTGCTGCAGAAACTGGTAAATCTCTTTATTCTCTTTTTGGATTAGGACAGCTTGATGATCAAGCAGCAAGATTGGCTGCAGCACGAGCTGCTAGCATGGTATCTGCACTAACGCCGGCTGGAGCTCAAGGCGCTTTGGCTATAGGCTTACAGGTAAAAGTAAATCCAAACACTAGGTCTATATTTACTGGAGTTACGGTAAGGAACTTTCAATTTACTTATGATTTTTATGCTAGTTCTAAAGAAGAAGCTAGGATGGTACAAAGGATAGTTAAAAAGTTTAGAACGACTATGTATCCTAGAGCTATTCCTGATGAAGCACTTAATGCTGGTTTACCATTAGGTTATGAATTTCCAGACTTGTTTGAAATACGTTTTAAGTTTGGTAACGGCGGTGACATTGATATGCCTCAACCTTTATTATCTTATTTAAGAGATGTTAATACTACTTACAATCCTGGAAGTATGTCATTCCATGCCGATGGCAAACCTACGCATGTTCAACTATCTCTAACATTTCAAGAATTTCGTGCTCTTAATAGGCAAGATATTGAGAAAGAAGGAGGCCACTAATGTCAGATTTTTTTAATAATTTTTCAAAGGTAGCCTATGCGTTTGGAGATGAGTTTAATAAAAAAGGTGGTGCCGAACTTACACTTGAATTATTTCAAGATATAACATCTTATGTTGACTTAATAGATGATATTAAAAACGTTGCACCATATTATAGTCTATACAATATATTAGAAAACGATAGGCCTGATCAAGTATCACAGAAAATATATGGTACACCTAACTATCACTGGACATTTTATATTATGAATGATCATCTTCGTAAACAAGGCTGGCCATTGTCTATGCTAGAACTTGATAAGAAAGTAAAACGTGATTTTCCTCATAAGTTTATAAGAACAGTTGATGTGTTAACAGGCATTATGCTACCAGGACAAAGGGCCTTTGGTTCTATTTCATCTGGTGGTGGATTTATATTAAGGCGGCATTTAGATCTAGGTTTGATTATAGTAGATTCTAAAGATCATTTTCAGAAAGATGAAAAAGTATCACACACTGCATACGAAGGACCTACTAGTTCTATCACTGTTAAATCTACTGGGTTTGAATATTTATCACCACGATACTATGAAGACGGTAACGGCGACCAAGTAGATATCGATCCTCACAGTGGTACCGGAGGTGCATTACTGACTGAGGTAACTCAATATGATCATTACGTTAGAGAGAATGATAAATTAAAACAGATCAGAGTCATTAGGCCTGATGCAATTCAAAGTATTGTTGGAAACTACATAGAAGCATTGAAATCATGAGCAATGAACAACCTTCAGGCAGTGAACAGTCTTCTGCCTTTTCTGTTATATCAGCGACTATAAAAAGTTCTAGGAACGTTACGATTAACGTTGATTCAGTATTGTCTGAACTTATATTCTATGAAAACATAGGTAAACCTTTTGTGACTGGATATGTGGCATTAGTTGATAATGAAAGAGTAGTTGAAGGCTTACTAGATGTTCAAGGCGCTGAAATATTTGAAATCAAATATAAAAGAAATACAGGTAAAATAGGAGTTAAACCTATTGTACAACGATTTGTTATACAAAGAATTGAAAAGCTAGCTCGAGCAAATGAGTTTACACAGGTAGTCATATTTAGATTAATTGATGAAGGTGTTTATAAATCAGGCTTAATAAATGTTAATAAACTTATGGAAGGCCAACCTTATCAAATTATTAATACGTTACTAACAGAACATTTAAATAGAAATGATTTACAAACGTCTGCAAAATTTAATTCTTCAAATAAGATGAGAGTTATAGTACCAAACATGACTCCTTTAGAAGCAGCAGAGTGGATTAGAAATAGAGCTACTAATCCAAATGGATACCCATATTACTTATATAAAACTGCAATAGATGATAAGTATATCTTTGCAGACTTAGAAACATTGTTATCTTCTCCTGTTATAAATGTTAATAATCCTTTTACAAATAACCAAGCTTCTAGTTCAACTTTAAGTCTGCAAAGAGAAATGGTTATTGAAGATATGGATCAGGCTGAGGTTGATGATTTGTATTCTATGGTAAGAGCAGGCGTAGTTGGATCTAAACAACAATATTATGATGTCACTACTGGAGATTACGAAGAAATAGATTTTAACATTAACAACGATGTTATAGCTGACATACATTTATTAAATGAAAAGCAAAAGCGACCTACTATTGATGGTAAATTAACATTCGAAGATATAGAAATATCAAACTATCAAGCGCGCAAGCATTCACATATTAGTATATCCAAACCATACAAAGAAGTAAGAGCATATGATGAAGAATATGTTGAAGGTGGTAATAAAAATAAAATTAAATCTAGAGCTTTACAACATTTATTAGATAAGACTCCTATAAAATTAGTAGTAAAAGGTGATGCTTTTATTCATGGATTAGAAGATTATGGTGTAGGTAATAGCGTAAGAGTTATTGTAAGAGCTAAAGAAGAATCACAGACTAAAATGAAAATTGATAGAAAACAATCAGGCGATTATTTAATTTGTGCTACTAATTACATTTTAAAATTTGATAAAGCAAATGCTTCTGAAATGATTTTACTTTGTGCTAAAATAGCAAATTATCAGAATGATACGTATAGTCCTAGTGGAGGTGTCGTATGAGTGTACCTACAACATATAACGATTATTATGGCGATGAAACTAGGTGGTTCATAGGTACTGTTATAAGAGTAGATGATGATCCGGAAAGATTAGGTAGAGTCAAAGTTAGAATCTATGGAGTACATCCTGAAGATCCTGAAGATTGTGCACCAGATGAATTACCATATGCGTCTGTTATTTTGCCAAGTACAGAAGCCGGCGCTTCTGGTTATGGTGGCACTGTAGGATTAAAGCCTTCAGCACAAGTCTTTGGTATTTTTCTTGATGGTAAAAATTCTCAAATGCCTTTGATCTTAGGTTCAATACCTAAGAGAGAATCTACTACTAAAAAGCAAGGTAGAGAACTCGTAGATCCTAATGGTTACTATGTACAAGATCAAAATCAAGTAGAATATGCAAATGGCGGCGGTGATGGAGACGTATACTATGCTAGCTTTATTTCAGGTCAAACGCGTAATAGACAAATACAAAGAGAACTATTTGTAATATTACAAACTGCAGCAAAAGCAGCAGGTGTTGAAGTAGAAATATTTAGTGGTGGACAGGACATTGAAGGTCATGGTACACGAAGAACTGGTAGTACGCGACATGATGCTGGTTACGCAGCTGACGTATATGTATATGATAAACAAGGTAAACAATTAAGAACAAATGGTAGAGATCCTGTGATGAATAAGTTCATTACAGAATTAGCTGCAGCTGGCGCAAAAGGTATTGGTGCTCATCCACGCTACATGGGTGGAACAGGCGTGCATGTAGATTTATGGGGTGAAGCAAAAGGTGGTGAACTTTGGGGAGAAGGCGGAACTGGCGATCCACCTCAATCTATTATAACTGCATTTAGAGAAGGACAGCGTAGATTTTATCAGGCTGGTGTTGTTGATAGTACCGCAATTAAAAATAAAAATAAAGAACGTTCACTTGCATCTGAAGAATATGCAAATGCTGCGGGCGAAGCAGTGCTAAGAAGAATTACTGCTGAAGGTTCTACTGCAAACGATGTTGGCACAAAAGCAAACGAATCATTTAAAACGATATCAACTACTACTGGAGATAAACCTGTAAAAGATGAACCGGTCGCAGTCGAAGTAACCGAAACAATTCCTGGTCAAACAGTAAAGAAAAATAACACAGCCTCATCTGACATTGGCAACTTAACAGGAAGTACTAGTATTTCTGCACCAAAACTAGATGAGATTATTGCACAAGGTAATGTAGCAGGTATGAATGCTGCATTAGTACAAGGATTAGATGTACAGGAAAATAAAGTTGCAGCCATTGTAACACCTGGTGCACCTATTGAAAGTGAAGTAAAGAAAGCTGTAGAAGAAACACAGGCTGGTGGAGTAGAAAAAGTATTAGGTGAGGAAACAGTTACAGCGTCTAGAAAAGTATCTGATGAACTAGGCAATCCATTTGGTAGTTCTAATCTATTTGGATCTATTGGTTCTGGTATAAGTAACATACTATCACAACTCGTTTCTCTTAGTTTTAATCAGCCAGGATTTAAATCGCTTGACGGCACTACAGCATTTTTGCCAGAAGGTGTACAGCTAATAAATGCTTCAGGAGAAAAGGTTACACCACCTCCAGTTGTAAATAATAATGGGCATACAAATGTTGCAGACTTAGTTTCTACTAAACAAAGTAAAAAGAATCTATACACTGCTGGTTTAGAAGATTCTAAATGGGCAGGTGTAAATAGTAGAGGTACACAAATCGGAGGTAGTTATGAGTTTAAAACATTAAGCTCAACTGATCACATTGAAGCTGAAATGAGATTTGCTTCTAACCAAAGAGAAATTACAAGTTTAATTATTGATTGGACTAATCTGCCATTTGGTTATGATAACTATACAATTGATGAGATACATCAATCAATAGGTGAATTACATACAAAGGAATACGGCATAAACGTTGTTAATGCAAAGCCAAATGATTATGGTATACAAACTCATATGTACGTTCACCAAAGTGGTAAGATAAAAAGAGCTGTACCACCTAAGAATCCAATTAAAGCACTTAAGTATCCTGTAAGGCAAGACATATACGATCATTGTATACACATTACATTAAATGCAAGTTCAACTACTGGACGGCCACATAGGCAATTAGAATCT